GAATTATTCTGTATCGCTTCATGTCTTTTTAAATTTTAAGCCATCTCAAAAATATTTTGAGTGGATCTCGGTTTATAATTTATCCATATAACTTCCTGTACTTCGCTGGATCGAATGTTGTTCTTTTTGACTGGAAACTTGATCATTGTCCAGTCTCCGTATAATTCTTGCATAAGAGGACAGTCATAACTGCTTATCATCGCTTTCCCTTCGATTGCATGTAATCGAAGGGAAAGCTCCCGGTGTTGTTCCTCTGAAAACTCAAACTTATAATCGTTTGATGAAGCACGACACTCAAGCGGATATGGTGGATCTACATAAAAAAAGGCATCTGGAAAATCTAACCGACTAATGCAATCACTATAATCTAAATTGGTTATCTGAAAGTTTGAGCGTATTACTTCTGCAACATCATGAAGCTTCTCAGTCGCATTATTCCATCGGGA